CCTTGAACTTCGCCTTGTGGCAAGCGTAGTAGCCGACCGCGGTGGTGAACGGGTCGTTGATCACGTCGACATCGGCGAGGCTCACCAGCGGCTGCGGCAGGATCACCGTGTCGAGCTCCATCGGGTAGACCTGGTCGGGCACGGGCGCGAGATAGAGCGTGCTCTGGCCGTAGACCGAAAAGCACACCGGCCGCCCGATGTAGTTCTGCCAATAGCGCAGCTGCGCGTTGAACTCGCGCCACGGCAGGTAGCGCAGCGGGATGCGACTGTTGCCCCAGTAGACGTTGATGGCGAGCACGTCGATGGTCGAGAGCGAATTGGGCAGCACCGCATAAGGCAGGATCTCGACGTTCTGCACAAAGAGCAGCATTGCCGTGCCGTCCGAGAACTGGGTATTCGGCGGGATCTGCGCGGTCGCGGTCGGATAAGGCGGCGCGGTCGTGCCCGAGGTGCCGCTCTGCGTGACGCGGTAGGTGAAGATGTTGGAGAAGACGAAGGTGCCGATGGTGACCGGCGTGCTCGCTTTCCACGGCACCGGGTTGGGATTGCCGCTGGGCGGTGGCGGGGCCGGGACCTGGGTGGTCTGCAGCGTCCTGAGACAGCCGGTGTCGCGCACCACCCGCTCGCGGGCGGCGTTGATCTGCGAGATCAGTTCCGGATTGGTGTAAAAGTTCGCGTTTGCATCATGCAGAAGCAAGCGGCATTCGTTCACATAATCTTGCAGCGTGGCCGCCATGTTTCCTCATCGTTGAAGCTCAGTCCCCCTTCCCACCTTCCGATGAGAAAGGGGACCTGCTCATCCACACACAGATGCAGCGGGGACCGCAACCACATGAGATGGATGATGGGATACGGCTCACGTGATGAACGTGTTGGTGATCGGGATGCCGCCGTCGATGCCGATCAGCGTCACCGATGCGACGTTGGCCGAGGCCAGCAGTTGCACGTTGATGCCGTCGGAGATGATGAAGCCGCCCGCGCCCGCCACGCCGATATTGGCCATCGCTGTACCGTTGTTGGCTTGCAGCACCACGTTGGCGGTCGACGGGATCAGCCACATGCCGACCGGCACGACGTTGCCCGTGGTGTTGGCCGACATCGTGGTCGTGGAGAAGAAGGCCGCCGGGGTGTTGGTGTTGCCGCTCGACAAGAGGATCTTGGTCGGGGCGAGAGAGCCGATATAGCCAGCCATGGTTCAGCCCTCCTTCAGAGCGCAATCGAGTTGAGGCCGGTGATCTTCGTCATCGCTCGAGGCTTGACGTTCACCAACTCGGCGATCATCAGCACCGCGCCGACATAACCGATCTGCCAGTTCGGCAGGGTCGACTCGAAGCCGGTGAAGACGAACGATCCGGCCTCGTGAATGTAGAGGTTCAAGTAATTCGTGTTCACGAAGTAAATCGTGCCTTCGGGGCAGTACGGATCGGCATAGACCGGCACGCCCGCGACCATCAGCGCGCGGAACGCGGCGCGCGGGCCTTCGCCCTCGTCGAACCCCGTGCCCGGCGTGATCATGTAGGTCTCTTGCGCGATGTAATCGTTCGCGAGCAGGGTCCAGGTGCCGAAGCCGCAGAGGCCGAAGGTCGGCACTTCCGCGCCGTTCTTCACGGTCCCGCTGATGAACTGCAGGATGAGCGCCCGCGTCGGGTTGACCGCGCCGGGGGCGTAGACCTTCGAGCGCCACCAGGTGTTGACCGTGGTCGAGCGCGTGATGTTGCCGTAGGTCGCGGTCCCCGTGCCGTCATCGATCGCCGCGGGGAGGCCGATGAACTGCTGGCTGTTGGTGGTGTTGTTGTAAAGCGCCGTCGCCATGCCATCCATCATGTTGTTGGTGGCATCGTTCATGCGCGCTTCGATCAGCGGAATGATCGCGTGATCCTGCTGCACCGCGCCTTCCATGCCGAGGAAGGGCACCGGGCAGATCATCAGCTTCAAATTGAACTCGGCGTTGAACGCGCCTTGCTGCACGATCGGCTGCGCGAACGAGCCCGAGTAGTCGGACCATTGCGCATTCGTGAACGTTTGGCCTTGCACCGGAGCCGTGACGCTCGAGACGCCGCCGGTCGCGGTCTGCGAGTTGGCGATCATCGCCGCCAGCAACGGGGTGCTGTTGTAGATCTGCACCACCATCTTCGGGATGAAGGCCCGGCGCGTAATGTAGGTCAGTTCGTTGTACTGTGTAGAGCCAGTACCTGGAAGCAATCCGCCGCCAATCGGCATTTCTTTCTCCTAAAGGTCCCCTGTTTCGCCCTTCAGGCCCAGCGCTTGGCTTTCTTCAAATCCTGCAACGCCTGATGCGCGACCTCTCGGGCGTGCAGTTGCGGATTGGTGAAGAAGCTCTTCAGCCCCTCCCTCGTCGACTTGTCCATCACGTTGGGCGAGAAGGACGACGGCGTCGGCGCTTGCGCCTGCCGCATCCAATCGAAGTAGTCGCCCGCGGTGTCGTGTGACTGAATGCCTTTATCGAGCATGATCTTCTCGATCTGCTCGACATTGTCCTTGCCGAATCGCTCGGCGAGCTTGTTGCGGCGGCGCTGCAATTCCTCGGTCGCGTCGCGCTCGCGCAGCTTCGATTCGAGGCTGTCGATGCGCTTGGCCGCCTGGGCGTTGATCGCCTGCAGCTTGTTGTCGGTGTCGATCTCGGGGATCGGCATGTTCGGCCGGACCTTGCGGACGTCGCGCAGCGTGGTCGGCCGGGTCTCGATGTTCTCGGACAGGTCGAGCATCAGCTTGGCGAGCTCGTCGCGCGCCTCTTGGGAGTAGTCCTCGAGATTCGCCATCGGTTAGCCTCGCTATATGATTTTTTGACCGTCGCCGGGCCGCTTGATGCCCATGTTGTTCTTCGACATGGCCTTGCTGGTGCTGCTGAGGCCGCCGAGTTGCGCGAGGCGCGGCGGGTTGATGACGCGCCCGTTCTGCTGCGTGTTGTCGGTCGGTCGGCGCACGGTCTGCGCGCCGCGGGGCTTGAAGAGACCTTCGGCCATTACATGCCTCCTAGTGGTGACGGGGGTGCTCCCCCCGGCGGTGGTGGTGTGGGTGCGCCGCCCATGGGGGATGGGGGTGATGCAGGCGGCGCTCCAGGCATCGGAGAGGAACCGCCAAGACCTGGAATCTGCGGTTGGCCGGCCATCGCGCCGAGGCCCGGAGGAGCCCCGCCGCCATGCGGCAAATTCTGGAGCAGGTTGCGCGCTTCGGTCGGCTGGAGCTCGTCGATCTGGCCGCGCTTCTGTCCGACGATGCGGTGCAGCGCCTTGATCGCGGCGAGGGCCGCCTGGCCGTCAGGGCTCTCGGAGCCGAAATCCGGCAGCGACAACTCGAGCAGGTCGAGCGCCTGGGCGGCCTTGACCCTGGCATTCGCGGCCCCGCCCTCTTGCGGCTCGGGCGTGCTCATCGGCGCGGTCATCGGCGGCGTGGACGAGGCCAGCCCACCCGGAGGACTGCCCATCGGGCCATTGCCGCCTGGGCCGCTCTGGCGCAGCTGGTTCATCACGGCGGCATTGGAGACGTCGGGCATTCGTGCCACATCCGGCTGTAAAACGGTGTCGAGTTACCGCGTTACACCCAGGAATGGATGGAATGAACGTCCCACGTACCAGATTTGGGAAATAATTGCGGAGGGGCTTTATTTTACGTCCTGCCCCTCGTGGGACGATGGGTAGAGAGGAGTAACCCCGCTAGGGGTTAACAACTACTAGCGGCGTTTCTTACGGCCGCGGCGTTCACGCTTCATCATTGCCTGCTCCTTTCCGGTCTAGAGGAGTCCCCTAAGCGCGGCCGGGTTTCTTGGCTTTCGCCGATTTGCCCATGCTGCGAATTCCGGTGGTGCGAAAAGCGAGGTTGGCGGGCGCTTTGCCCTTGGCCATTTGCTTCGCGCTGACCCGAGGCTGGTCGGAGCGCTTGCTGATCGACTTGGCCATCATTTCACCTCTTGGAGATCGGGTTTGCCCTTCTTGGGCGGCGGTTGCTGCGGCATGGCGGCCTTGGCGGCCTCGCGCTTCTTCAGCTTGGCCTTCAGCAGCTGCTTGCCGGGGATGTCGAGCAGTTCCAGCAGGTCCTCGTTGTCGATCGCGTCGACCTTGCGGAGATTGAACGCCATCTGGCGCAAATCTT